TCAGACAGGTAATGAACAATCCTGACCTGACAGACAAGCAACGGCTTTTTTGTTTAAACTATATAAGATGCTTTAATGCCACAAAAGCCTATCAAAAGGCCTATAGTTGTTCATACGAGACTGCGATGTCAGAGGGGTGCAGCAGCCTTAGAAATCCAAAGATTAAAGCAGAAATACAGAGACTTAAGCAAAACAGGCTCAACAGAGAGATGCTTGACGAGTCTGATATCTTCCAGAAATATATGGACATAGCATTCGCTGACATCACAGACTTTCTTGAATTTGGGCGGGAAGAGGTTCCAGTCATGACAGCGTTCGGCCCTCTGGTTATCAAGGATGAAGAAACCGGGGAGAAGACAGAAGTCACTAAGGTTGTTAACAGCGTTCGCTTTCGTGAGCACAGCGAAGTAGACGGAACACTTATATCCGAGGTCAAGCAGGGCAGAGATGGAGCGAGTATCAAGCTGCCAGACAGGATGAAAGCCTTGGACTGGTTAACCGAGCACATGGACTTTGCAAGCCCGGAACAGCGTGAGCGGTTGAAGCTGTTAGAAGCACAGCGAAAGGCGGTTGAAAGAGATAATTTTGACAACGCAATTGAGGAAAACATAATCATCACTGATGCGTGGGCAGGTGAAGACGATGAAGAAGGTTAATATACAAAAAGAGGTTAATCCGCACTTCCGTGAAGTCTGGACAACAAACAAACCGTACAATGTGCTCAAGGGCGGTAGAAACAGCTTCAAATCTTCTGTAATAGCTTTGCTATTGGTGTACATGATGATACCGTTCCTTAACAAGGAGAGAAAAGTAAACATTGTAGTAATCCGTAAGGTTGCAAATACTATTCGTGATTCCGTATTCCTTAAGATACAGTGGGCACTTGGAAAGTTCGGATTGCTTAATAGATTCCAATACACGGTAGCACCGTTCAAAATAATTCATAAGCGAACGGGTTCGACGTTCTATTTTTACGGGCAAGATGATTTCCAAAAGCTGAAATCTAATGATATCGGGAATCTGATAGCTGTATGGTATGAAGAGGCTGCGGAGTTTAATAGCAGTGAGGAATTTGACCAGACGAATGCCACATTCATGAGGCAGAAACCGGACAATGTAGATATGGTTCGGTTCTTCTGGAGTTATAACCCGCCGAGAAACCCGTATCACTGGATTAATGAGTGGGCAGAATCGCTTAAGGGGCAGACTAATTATCTTGTCCATGAATCTAATTATCTAGATGATGAGCTGGGATTTACCACTCCACAGATGATAGAGGAGATTAACCGGATTAGAGATAATGATTATGACTATTACAGATATCTCTATCTGGGAGAAGATGTTGGGCTTGGAACCAATGTATATAATATTAACCTATTCCACAAAATAACGGAGCTTCCAACAGATGATAGGATAATCGCATTGTATTATTCTTCCGACGTTGGACACCAGACATCCGCGACCACTTGTCTATGTTTTGGGCTTACGGCTAAGGGAAACATCATATTGCTTAATATGTATTATTACAGCCCAGCGGGTAGGGCATCAAAAAAAGCCCCCAGTGACTTGTCGAGCGATATACATAATTTTATTACCAAGACATCCAGACATGAACGGGTAGGTAATGCACCGATTATAAATCGAACAATAGACTCTGCGGAGGGTGGACTAAGGAACCAATATCAAAAAGACTTTGGCCAGAGCTGGCATCCGGTAGCAAAATTGAAAAATGTCGACATGATTGATTACGTCCATGACCTTTTGGCTCAAGGACGTTTTTACTATTACAGCCCAACAATCATAACGGGGCTGCCGAACTGTGATAGCTTGGAGCTTTTCGTAGAGGAGCACAAGAAATATCAATTTGACGAAAAGACGCTAAACAGCGACGACCCAAAGGTTATTAAGGAGTTCGACCACTCTGTTGATGCTTTTAAATATGCATGTGTGGATAATGCCAGGGACTGGCGATTAAAGAGGTAGGTGATTACGTGGGAATCGTACAGACTATAAAAAATCTATTTAAGAGAGGGGGATACATGGCAATGGGAGAGCGGCTCACAACAATTAACGACCACCCAAAAGTTAACATAAATCCAGACGAACTGGAACGTATTTCGCAGGACTTCCGGGAATACGCCGGGAAATATCCAAAGGTAAAGTACATCAATTCGAACAATGATTCTTGCAACAGAGATTACTGTTTTTTAAATATGCGAAAGCTCACAGCAGAAATGATGTCCTCCCTCGTGTTCAACGAACAGGTGGAAATAAGTGTTGACAACGCGGTTGCAAATGAATTTATCCAGCACGTATTTGAGCATAATGATTTTAAGAAGAATATGATTCGATATCTTGAACCTATGTTTGCAACTGGTGGATTGGCGGTAAGGCCTTATGTAGATACGGACACCGGTGAGGTAGAATTCTCCTGGGCATTGGCTAATGCGTTCTTCCCGTTAAGGCATAATTCTGGCGGGATTACGGAGGGAGTTATGATGTTCTCTACAGTCAAGACAGAGAACAAGAAGACTGTGTATTACACTCTCATGGAATTCCACGAATGGAAAGACAAGGAATATGTTATAACAAACGAACTATATCGTTCGGAAGACAAGACTGTGATAGGCGATAAGGTTCCGCTTGGCCATAACGGAGTTTACGAGGGGATAGAACCAGATACAGTTATACAGGGATTGAGCAAGCCTATATTCAATTATCTTAAGCCTAGCGGGTTCAATAATTTTGTCACAGATAGCCCACTGGGAGTTGGTATCTGTGACAACTCTGCCACTACTCTTAAGCAGATTAACGATGCTTATGACCAGTTCAACTGGGAAATAAAAATGGGACAGAGGAGCGTAATTGTAAGTGACCACCTGCTAAACTATTCGTTTGACGAGCAAGGTAACAGGCGGGGGCCTGTATTCGACCCTGATGTTAATATCTATCGCCCTATGCGGATGGACGGTGATACCGATTTTGTAAAGGACATCACACATGACATCCGAACAGAACAGTATATAGCTGCAATAAATCAGTTTTTTAAGACACTGGAAATGCAGATGCAGTTATCAGTTGGGACATTCAGCTTTGACGGTCAAAGCGTAAAGACTGCAACAGAGATTGTGTCCGAGAACTCTCTTACATACCGCACCCGGAACATGCAGTGCAACGAGGTTGAGAAATTTATCAAGGGCCTGATTGTATCAGTACTGGAGATAGCATCCTTCACAACATTGGGCGGAGGCGGCAAATTGTACACCGGAGAGATACCAACCTTTGAACAGATAAGTGTGGACTTTGACGATGGCATATTCGAGAGCGAGGAACAGAAGCTGAAATTTTATAGCAATGCAAAATTAGCTGGCATTGTTCCCACTACAGAAGCAATCAAAGGAGTGTTTGGGTTGACCGATGCAGAAGCCATTAAGTGGCTTAAGGATATCATCCAGCAGGATACAATGGTAGACCCGGCAGAGATTGAGAATCAGTCGGCGGCATCCAAGATTGAAGAGGAGTGATGTAAGTGAGAGACATCCCAAAACAGATAGACATATGGTCGTGGCAGATGTCCGAACTGTACAACTCCCTGGAGGGAGAGATAATCAGGGCAATCATCAAACGGATATCAAACGGGCACACTGATATCTTAGACTGGCAGATGCAGGCTATAAAAGACTTAGGGCTGTACAACAAGGATGTTGCAAAGGTTGTGGCAAAGGCAACGCAAGTTGCCCAAAAGGAAATAGAGAGAATGTTTTCGGAGACTGCCGAAGAGACTGTCAAAGAAGTAGACGATTCCGTACCCTACGACACGCTGGATGCCCCAACAGACCTAGATTTTGTTATGAGGAGCTACTATAACCAGTGTTGGAGTAGTATCGACAACCTTGTGAATCAAACACTTATAAGCACCAACTACAGGTACGGTAGCACAGCCACAAAGGCATACACGCAGACACTAAATAAAGTGCAGGCATTATTTAACACCGGAATGTACACTCTGGATGAAGCTACAAAGGCAGCCATAATCGAATTAGCATCCCAGGGAATAAGGTCTACCTTTATCGACAAGGGCGGTCACACATGGAGCATGGAGCGGTATGTTAGGACAGTTTTACAATCCACACTATCCAACACCTATAACAAACTGCGAACCTCCCGCATGGAGGAATACGGCGTGCACACGGTTGTTGTAACCTCTCACATGGGGGCGAGAAAAGCCTGCACAAGGATACAGGGTAACGTAGTGGACTTAAGACAGCAATCCGAGATACCACCCGACAGTAAATACCTCTCTCTTTATGACCCATACTGGCAAGCCAACTACGGTGACCCAGGAGGACACAGGGGATGCAACTGTAGACACAACTGGATAACCTTTGTCCCCGGTGTGGATGTCAACAATCAACCGAAATACGACGAGAAAGAGAACGCAATCGTCCG